TGTACTTTGGTTCCAATTAATATCAATTGCAGTTAAATCTTTTCTTGGGTATTCGCTATGATACAAATGAATACTACTTCTATTAGCAAGTATAGGTTCTATTTGATTTCGTATGACATCGTTGATATCATTTTTATCATCAAAATCAAACGTAAAACTCGATTGTTTTGCATCTTTGTATATAACACCATCGCTATTAAAAGTATTAACACTTGAATATTTTCCAGTTGGGTCAACTAAATCTAAATGTCTACTTGTGCCTATATTACTTCTTGCTATTGCTTTTGATTTAATGATACTACTATAAGCAGTATAAGGGTAATTGTTGTAATCCTCGCCGTTAACCATTCTATTTTGTGTGTAGAATCTTGCCGGTGCATTACGTTTAATTTCGTCTATTGTTTCTCTGTTACTTGCGTTACTTACATTTTGTGTAAGAGACATAGTAAACGTTGCTGTCTCACTTCTGCCATTTCTGCTTGTGTACGGCACAGTAATATTAACGCCAGTAATATCGTTTTTATTAATTGTGTACTTCTTGCCATTACTTACACGGACAAATGTTCTAAAAAATCCTAATGGAATATCTGCAAAAGCACCATCGCCGAAGTTATATGTAACTTGGTCGTTTGATCTACTTGTTACACTGAAGTAATTCTTGTTAGTTGTGTCGGTTTGTACTGCTTTAGGAGCATAAACATTTTCAACTTCTTCCCATTCGTTGATAACTTCGCCTGTTGATGTGTTTAGTTCGTACAACCATACATCGTCATTATTAACTCCCTCAACATTTACATCCACACTACGATTTGCAATTCTATCATTTAAAGTAAAATCTTTATTAGTTAATGTGCCTTGCTTAAAATGGAAAAAGAATCCTGTATTTGTTGAAGCAAATCCTTGTTTATCATTTCTGTATAAGAAATTAAAATCCCCGTTTAATACAGGAGCAGGTTCGTATACACTTGTACTGTTTGCAGTTGTAGCACTAACTATTTCGAAATTCATCGATGTGCCATTAACATTACTACTAAACGGAATAACTGGTAATAAGTTGTTCGATAGGTTTACTGTGTATTCATCTGTGTCGATCCCTAGTACTGTTGCCGATCTACCAGGATTATTAATCTTTTGGGTGCTAACCAACATAGCATTTAACACAGTATTAAATTGATCCTGCCAGTCTAAATTAGTCGAGTCATTCCAACGTACTTTAACATTTGCTAAATTAACACCGTTGTAGTCTGTTATATTTTCTGTTGTTGATACACTTGTTACTTTTAGAAACCCACTTGAGTTTTTATTTCTTTTTGGCGTATAACTTACTAAGTCTGCTAGGCGCACAACCGAATCTCTACGTTCTGCTGTGTCTAAAAAGTTTTCGCGTGTATTTAAATCTTGTCTATATGAGATGGCTTGTCCCATAAATGCTATAACATCTAACAATGCAATAAATTCACTTGATTCAACGTAATCGTTAAAATCTTCGGGGTAGTTTTGTCTTATATAGTCTACAAAACTTTTACGCAATGTTTCAAAATTATAACTTTGAAAATCTGCTTGATTGTAAGTTTTGTACAAAGACTTCCAGTCTTCTAAACCAAAAATATTTGTCTGTCTTGAACTTGTTGCCATAGTAACTTATTAATTTGCTTTTTGTTATTTATGACGTTCAAAAACTACGTATATTATGATGTATAACTTGCTGTAGTTGTATTTTGGTCGAAATTAATATATAACACCTCGATATTAACTCCAGGGTGTATTCTAGCACCTACTTCCATTAACACAGTGTGTGCTTTTGTTTCGATGTTTATATCTTCAATAGTTAACCTTGGATCTGTATCAGCAAGACGCTGTATTTCTGCTCTTAGTTTACGAACTGTGTCTTCGGTGTTAGGATCAAAAACAAAATTCCACAATGTTGTACCTACTTCTGGACGTCCAGGTACTTCGCCTTGTCTTATGTTAAGGTTATTTAAAAAATCTCTTTTTACTAATTCGTAGTCGGAGATTTTAAAATTTTTAATCTTTCCTATTGTATTGTATCCGTTGTATATTGCCATTATGTGTATTTAGGTGGCTCCACTTTTATATTATCAATTAAAGTAACAATCTGATCATCTAATGTATCTCTATCAATTGGAGTTATTCCAGTATCGCCCACACCGTGATTTGCATACGGCTCGTGAGTTGGAGTAACTGTACAAATAGAACTTAAATCGGGACTTTCAGTTTGTGCCCATCCATCATCTGTTATTTCGACATCGTTATAACTATTTATTGTTGTTGTGGTTGTGCTTGCTCCGTCTTTGTTTAGATCTATGTGTTTAGCACCAATGTTTGTGTTTTGTGTAGACTCTGTATTAAAAGTATTATTTGCTTTAATGTTTACATTATTACCAGCGTTAATATTTACATCTTCGTCGGCATGTAAGTTTAATGTACCTTGTGTTCTCACATTAACTGAGTTTGTGCTAAACATATCAATATTTCCTGCTTTGCCTAATTCAATCCAACTTTGGCCATTTGCGTGTGTAATATAAAAAGTCTCACCGTCGTCACTCATTGTAATTTGATGACCCAACGAAGTACGCAATCTTATCATCTGGTTGATGCCTTCTAAGTCACCATCATCCATTACAATTGAATGCCCGCCTCTACGCCCAATAACTTTTACATCTTCGGGGTCTGCTGTTTCATTTGTAATGTTATCTTCTAAAGTTTGTTTAGCATTTGCATCATACATTCCGTTTGCATACACCGGTCTTCCCGGTGTGCTAATACCAAATACAGTGCTAGGACTTTCGCGTTGTGACGAACTACTTATTGGTCCACGTATTGTATCATTATGCAATCCTTGCTGGTACATAGTAGCAACAACACTTTTGTGTTCTGGTTTATCGCTGTCGTAATAACGAGGATCCTCGGTTAGTTCTTTATTTTTAACATTTACTTCTGTGACGTTATCCGCTATTGCTGGTACCATGTGTGTTAACCCATTCTCTGGTACACACCCAGTGTAATATCCGTAGTTTGGATTTCCATTAACGAAAAAACACATTACTTTAGTGCCAATATCGGGTGCTGTAAACCACATTCCGTAACTTTGACTATTGCCAACAAATGTTCCTGTTCCTTCGGTAGTACCATTATGTTCTACTTTACCGTAGTACGGCGTCATATAACTAACAGTTCTCCATCCAGTAGGATCTTCTTGGTTAAGTTTGCTGAATTCTTCTATATAAACTTGCAAACGCCCAGTTCTGTTTGGATCTGAGTTGTTTTTCACAACACCTATAAAAGGCCCGCTTTCAGCTGGCATGCCGCCGCGGTCTAATTTATAACCTGCTGTACGTCCTCTATTTTTTATAATATTATCTGCCATTAATCGTCACTCTCAGGTGCTTCTACACCTATATCTTCGCCTGTGTCGCTATCTTCATCTAATTCTTCTTTAAATACCCATTCGCCGAACTCGTAGTCGTACACCATTCCATTTGCTGGCGGATCTTCTACTAATGTTTGATCTATAATATCATTTATTTCTTGCTTTTCTGTTTCCTTTTGGTTTTCTGTTGGGAACAACATTAAAGTACCTTCTAAGTGTTGTTTAAATACACCGTTCGACAGGTATGTAGTTATTGTATTTGCTCTATAAACTAAACTAATATTAGATTTGCCAGGTATACCGCTTGCTAGGTCTCGTCCTAGATTCTTTGTTCCTGTATCTGCTAGTCCCGTTGATAAGTTGTAATCGACTGGAGTATTATAATTTACAGCAAATAATACTTCGCTTGCATCATAATTTATACTCCCATCACTCATAAAAGGTCCTAACCCAACACCAACACTATCTGGACTATAAAATAGCTCACTTTGTGCGATCCAGTCTGGATCTCCGATTATTGTTAAACTTACATTTGCTTGATCACTTGGTGAATATAATATACTAGCCGCGTTTGCCGCACCTTCTGCTACTCTATTCTTACCACCTTGATTGCTTTCATTACTATTACGCTGATAGTATCTCTTTTGTATTTCGCGAGCATTGTTTTGTAATTGTGCTACACCTGTATCGGCACCCATTGTTTGATAATATAAGTAATTGTACTCTTGTCTAAAGTCTAGTACTTCTGTATTCTCGCCTGTGAACCAGTAATTGTATTCTTTGTGTACTCCTCTATATTTTGCTGGTCCAAAATACGGAGATCTTAAATTATTAATTTGGTAGCGTGATACTACATATTTTATTTCGTATGCGTAATCGTTGCGTTTGTTATCGTACTCGAGTATTTTCACTTGAGTTCTTATTTTAAACCACTGTAGTACTTCCGGGCTTTTGTCTTTTTTACTAACTTTTCCGGTTTTTTCGTCAAACTTTATATTCTGTTGATCGGAAATGTACGTGCTTGTTCTTATTAACATATCGATCGCTTGCACAATCGAAGTACCCGCTTGTATAGAAAAACGTTTAGTCTTTGGATTGTAAAATCC